CGGTACTACCGGAAAAAGGATTAAAATCCTAGACTCGTTTTTATTATTGTTAACCATATTTATACTATTGATGGTGGATTTCCCCATCCATCATTAGGTATAAACTTAGGCAATAATATTAATTGGTTTGAATATAAATAGCGTTATGTGCGCCTAGCACAAACTCGGCGGGATAGAATTGAGTTATCTACCCGCTTAAAATTGACTTGCGAATAATAAATATTCAGCAGCCATAGCTGGAAGACGTGAGTCTTCAGAATGGTGCAGTCAGTTACGTTCGGTTGAGGAAGCTGTCTTTTCTATAGAAGAGGCAGACTCCCAAAACCGGGCCAGGCAAACACTTTTTATTCGAAAGTTAGACGAAGGTTTTCGTCTTAATTTTCGTCTGTTTCAATACCAAAATTATTGTGTAATTCTTGATCCTTGTTATCTCGCTAAGAGATTGGAAGGGGCAAGTTTCGGTAACTCAATGAAGGCCAAAGAAAGGAAGAAATTCCTTACTGATATTCAATTTATAGGTACTCAATCTGAGTCCAAAGTTCTCTATATTTTTAGTGTTTTTCTAAAAAATAAAATTTCTTTGGAATCGATTTTCGGTACCGAAATTGAAGGTCTTCGTTTTCATTACATCAAAGATCCAAGTCATTTTAGACATTGTCTGGGTCTTGCGGATGCGGTGGACTTATCTATGACCAATCTCTCGATTAGAGTCAATTTTCCTGGAAGATGTATTAGAACCGTTTCTGATTCTTTTATACCTTCGGGAAAACGTCTCTACTCTCGGATGGGTATTAAGAAGTTCACCTATTCAATGCGTCGTTTAACTACGAAACATCGGCTTTTTCATCTTTTATTGCACTTTTTACGCTCTATTCCTAAGAGGAGTAGGGAAAAAGAGTATGTTAAGATGATCAAGACTACACTAGCTCACAAGTTCTCACAACAGATGGAACAAGACCTCCCTTTAGGGGAGACCTTTTCTCTGTTTCCTGATTATACTCAAAGTAAGCTGGACATCCTTTTCTCTCGTAATAAGAGATTAAGGGTTCAGTTCTACTTTAACCTTCTCCAATCAAAAGCACTTTGTGCTCCTGTTGGAAAAGATATGATCGAGGAAGCATATGTTTCTCATCGTGAATCCTTGTGCCGGCCATTGGAAGATATTATCCAAGTTCCAGATTTTCATCTGAAGGGACTTGAAGAATATGGTCGTAAGGTAGGTCGTAGAGTTGCAGAACTCTATGAACCATTTCTTACGAAACTTCCAAATACTCGAGCCTGTATTGAAAGAGGCCGCCACCTGGGTGGTAACTTCTCTCAATTACAGGAGAAAAAGAATTTGATTCGCTATAAAAATAATGCGCTCAATTCTATCAATTCGAGTATACGCCTTGAACCTTTTGTTGTAGGCCTTTTTGGCCCTCCTGGATCAGGAAAAACAACTTTAGTTCAAAGTCTGGTCCGTAATATAGGAATGCGCCTGTTCTCTGATTTATCTCGAGATAAATTGGTATACTCTCGTTCTTGTTCAACAGAACATTGGGACGGGTATTCAGGACAACCTATTGTAGTTTTAGATGATTTTGGTCAAAACCATGCATCCAGACTTGACATTGTCGAATTCGAGAATATTGTGTCAGTAAATGACTATGTACTCCCGATGGCAGAATTGTCTGAGAAAGGACAAAAATTTGTATCACCTATAATTATACTTACTTCTAATTGTAAGTATGGTTCCAACCTAGTTGCGAACCAACTTACTTTTGTGGAAGAACCGTGGGCAGTTTGGAGAAGAGTTACACTCCCTCTCCTTATTGAACGCGGTCAACCTATTCGTAAATATAATCATATTCCAACGGACGCTGATAAACAGTGGTGGAAACAGAAGCATCTTCTTGCTTGTGTCCATCCTACTAGTTATCAGTGGTCCTACGGGATACACTCTAGTTCTACTCAGGACATTCCGACTGATTTGTATCATAATTGTCCTAATGCTCTTGCGAAAGATATCATTTCCCAATTACAGGAACGATTTTCTTACCATCAATTGAACATCCAGAATCTCTGGGTTCAAAAGATTTCGCAGAGCAGAATTGAATGTAGTAAAAGTCAGGTTGAAGAGTTAACTTGGGATATTCATGTCGATGACATTGATATTCCTTGTACAGATCAGGATTGGACCGTGGAACTTCAGTTCCCGTCCACTCCTCCATCAACTCAACCTATCGTAAAAGCTGTAGCTCTTTCTGAACCCCTTAAGGTTCGAATGATTACAGCTGGTGAATCGGATTGTAAAGTTTTACAACCGTTTCAACAGGCCCTATGGAAGTATTTATCTGAACAACCTCAATTTTGTTTAACCGACGGAGTAAAATCCCCTTGGTCAGAACATGAGACTTTTGCAGATGATACACTTCCATGGATATATCGTATTGAAACAATGATCAGAGAAATTCGAGATCGTGGAGA